GTCCATGGAGAGTCGGGGGTGTCAAAGCCGCTTCAAAAAAAGCACCACCTTTGCGTAAATTGCATTTTTGGCACAGCTGTTGCAAATTCTCATCGTGATCAGTGCCACCCAATCGCTTTGGAACGATGTGATCGATGTGCATCTGCCCTTCGGTTTCACCACATTGCTGGCAGCATCCATCTCTCAGCAATATGCGTTCTCTTATCTTGCGCCAACCTTTTCCGCTGCCATTCATCCAGGCTTTTGACATTAATAGTATCCATGCTTTCCGTGAAATAGCCACGCTTTACACATTGAACCATAGCGTGACTTGATGTATTTGATTGTTGCATCTATCTGACGATAGCCATCGAGATTGCGATAATGCTTTGATCGCATCTGTCCCAATCCGTAATGTGATCCATTCTTTGCATTGACATTCCATGATCTATTTTCTTTTGTGATGATCGCTTTGAAGCACTCGTACTCTTTATCGTTAATGATCCTTGAATGTGCATATAGCTTGTAGTGATCCATCGTTGATGCATTTGCGGGAACTGTCGATAAACACAGCAAGGCCGCAATTAGGCATAGACCGGCTCGATCTCTGCTAATCGGCCGCGAGCTACATCGCCCTGCGGCTCGCTGGCCAGCGCAGAGTAATCGCCTTGTCAAGTACATTGCAAGAATGTGGATAACTTGAACGGGGCTTCGGCGTGTTGTCCACAGGTTATCCACAGGCATCAATTGTTACCTTTATCTCTGCACCTCGACCAATCCATATCCAGGCAGACCAATACAGGCATGAAGCGCATAAGCGTTCAAAGTATCGATTTTCGCCACCCTTGCCGTCATTGACTGTTTCAAATGTCTGCACAGCTGGATTCTTGCATCTAATGCAAATGGTGTTTTGCTTTCCCCATTTATTCATTACTAGCCTCGAATAGTGAAATACCAAGTACGCCGCAGCTCATGCACTCGACGCAGTGAACGTTCGGTGGCAGGTTATCTGTCACGTGCACAATTTTGTGATCTGTTGATTTCTTTTCGACGCGGCAATCAAGCTTGATTACTTCGAGCATAGATACTCCGATTTAGATTCTCGATGGGGTTTAAGTCTGACGGGTTAATCCAATATGATCCATCGCCACGTTTGCGTTGTGGACGCCTAGCCATGCCAATCGGAATCCAGCCCACGATGTAATAATTCGGTGAATTGCCAGTGACCAGGACTGCCACGTCCTCAGCTCGATCACGATCACGCAATATCAGGCAGCCGTCTTTCCATGGCGTGTGCTTGACTTCAAGATTCCATCCCACATCCGCTTGACTTTTGAAAGTGTTCAGCGTTGGCTTGAATGGCATATCCCCGTGAAAGTATTTGTGCACTGCGTTCTCTGCGCCGATGGCTTCGGCACTTCGAGCAATGTCCTGGAATAGATTCAGCTTTTGAACGCTGTAATCGTTCATTTTCTCAGCTCCATGGGCACGCAATAATGCGTAAGCTGCGCAGACCATTTCCTCATCATGTGTGAGCTTGACTGGAATCATTTACATTCCCTACAGAACCAAATCATTTTGATTCCTTCAGTTTGCAGATAATGGCCGCCTGAAAGCTCTTTCCACTGCTCGCATTTGTCGCACCAATCAAGTTGGATTGGCTCACGCATTTCACGGATTTCCGTACCATCCCGCAGGATCGTCAATGATTCGCCGTTGGGCTTTTCGATGTATAGATCACCCATTTTCAGAGCCTTTCACGCCATTTGCCATCGCTGCCTAGGCGATACCATATCGCCGGGCATTGATTGGCTTTGCTTTTCTCCGGGCAGACATGGCCGCGATATGGGCTGCCATTCTTTTCGCCTTCTTTCAAGATCATGTGACCATGCTTGCAAATAGGGGATTCTGATTCCAATTGGCCACCGAGCTCCGCTGCAATTTGTTCCACAGCTGTCTTTGCCGTGGCAAATCCATCCTCGGCAAATGGCTTGCTCCATGGATCATCATCAACGAATGATTTGGGCATCGTTTCAACCTGCTCCATATTTTCCCGGCTTGGCTTTTCCTCGACGCCGAGTACGACCGAAGCTGCACGGCCGATTGCGCTAGATACTGTGTCCTCGACGTACCAACGCTTCATTTGTGGATTGTAGGCACCCACCATGCCGTGTGCGTAATCGATTGCGGCTGGCTGTTCATCCTCGTAATGACGATAAATTCGACATTCGATGAGAATGTAACCCTTTTCCGGATTCCAATCGATGATCGATGTGTGAATTTTGTTTGTGGGGAATTTGGCGTGTAGCCGCTGAACTTTTTGATTGACTGTCTCGTAATTGTCCAAGAATCCCATTTATTTGACCGCCTTTGAAAGAGCTTGACCGCGGCGATAGCCGATTGCCTTGCCCTCTTTATAGCCGTCAGATCGTCCCACGTAGTAACCGCAATAAAGCATGAATAGGTGAGTGATTACTAGGATGATTTGTAGCACTGTCATTTTTTCTCCCGATGGGAGCTTGTCGATTCTCCCACGGCCTAAGGTGACGGATTGGGCTGACAATTGCAAGAATCCCGCGTAATTTACGGCGTGTCTAATCCTTTGCGTGATCGTTTAAGTGCTGGATCATCATGGCTCGAATTTCCCGTACGTCATGCCGTAAGCCTTCGGCAAAGCCGTTGGATACTGGACGGCTGTTACGTTCAGATTTGGCCGCGAAAACGGCTGCAATGGCTGAAATCGTTGCCGCCGCTATGACGCCAACTGCCTGGACAAGCTCCGTCATTTGCCACGGATGCCGAACTGTGAATCGTTAGGATTTAGCCATCGAATAATGACTGGTAACACGGCAGCTGCACCAGCACCAATGATTGCTTTTGGATCAGTTACTCCGGCCAAATACACGGCCAATGAAGCTGCCAAAAATGAACGTCCCCAACTAGCTGCGAGAGCTTTAAATTCCTTCACGATCCTTCTCCAGTTTTTCAATCAATGCGGCAGCCTTTGCCGGCGTCAATGCTACTTCAAAATGCATTTCATCCTTACGATTTCGGTAATCGCCACCCCATGTCAAACCATATTTTTTCGCTAAAGCTCGGATCATCGGTACTTTTCCATTCGGAAACGTTCCAATTTTTCCTAGCGGATGCTTTGTCGCATTGAGATCGATGGCTGTGCCCGATGAATGGTTGGAAAGCTTCCCCACATTTCCACGGACATCGCGAAAGCAATATCCCCAATCATCGAGACTGCCCCCATCGATTGGCTCGATAAGTTTATGGAATTCGGTTGCAAAGCCAATCAGCAAAGGTGCTACAGCTTCGGCGCAAGCTAGTTTCCCGGAAGTGCCAGGTACTTCAAATGACTTGATGCCGATCTCCGATCGATCTTTTGAAGCTGGCCACCCGTTTGCAGAAATCATTTGAGCAATAAATAAATTTCATCGGCAGTGATACCAAGACGTTCCAATAATGCGTCTTTTTTGGTTTTTTCATCAGCCAAATTCTTTGCCTCTTTTGCTTTGATTTCTTTCAATGCAACTTCCAATTCCTCGATTGTGCCTTGTTCTTTTAAAGCAATTTCAATCGCAAGCGCAGCTGTCCCGGTTGGATATGTCATTCTTTACCTAATTTAAATCCATCTGGAATTGGTAATGAATGTTCCCATTTCGCAATATAAGCACCTTTACCGTCAGAATCATCTTGCAATAAAATTGTGCCTGAATTGATATTAAAATCCGATTCAGTTAATTCTGGGCAAGCATCAAGCAATTGTTCAAATAGTGATTTTTTTGGCATATTAGGCTCCTAAAAAGTGAATTTCAAATTGGTTTGAATTAGAACCTGCCGCAATAGTCGCGTTTCCACTTCCATTTTTCCAAACAAGAACTTCTAAATAATCTGCCTCTGCAAGATTTACAGTAATTGAATTCACCGCAGCAGAAGGATATGAACCTGCCTCTGTACCATTTGGATAATAATAATTGAAAAGATTTGTAGAACCATTTTTACGCAACTGATAATTAAACGCTTGTGCGGATGCTGTATGGCTGTTGGTTGTTCCAAACGTTACTCGGTAATAACCAGCTTTACCTGTTGGAATTGTCATTCTTGAAGTATTAGATGACGTACTGTGAAAAGCATCGGTGTCATAAGTTTCCGTGTCCCAATTGAGAACGGTATTGGTGTTTGGTGAAATTGTCATGGTTCCTGCACTATAAACACGGCATCCAACAAAAGATGAACCAGCGGTAGCCCATTTCATTCCTGTAGAAGCTGTTGAATCTGCTGTTAATACTTGTCCATTCGTGCCAACAGCCAATCGACTAAAAGTATCCGCACCAGTACCAGCAATTAAATCTCCTTTTGCATCAATTGCTGTTGCCATTGAATTTGTAATTGTGACATCGCCTGAAGTACCACCGCCAGAAATTCCTGTGCCAGCTGTGACGCCCGTAATATCTCCCGGATTTGGTGTTGCCCAAACAAAATCCATATCGGTATTTGAATTTTTGGTGAGCATTTGACCGGTTGTGCCGCCTTTAAGATCAGCCATCGATGTATCAACGGCCTGGCCAAAGACTTCAAAATCAGCTGGCAAATTCGTCACCAAGTCTGTATTTGTTGGCATTTGCCACCCAAAATTGCTCGTTGGATTACTCATATTTTCTCCTTATGCGACCACTAGGGCATTTTCCCACGTTAATGTGTTTGTGATGGTGTTCCACTGTTCCGACACGCTGACTTCTTGCCATTTCATTGCCTGTAATGAATAGGCCAGTGGAGACAATAAAGCCGTGACCGAAATTGTGTTATATCCCGCCGTCCATTGCCAGCCTTCGACGAACCCGGCATATTGACCAGCTGACATATTCTGCGGCAAATCTGAGATTCGAAGCGGCAACCCCATGAATATATTGATCATGGCGTCACGATCTGCATCGTCCAATTCGGGATTTGTGAGCTCGAATTTGATTGATTGCATATTGAATTGCGGGTAGGCACGCAGCTTGAGATAGAACGCAGCTTGAGCTTCTGCGTCCACCTGATCATGCAGCGTCGTATAGATGATTTGAGCCAGGCGTCCGTAAATTGATATTGATGTCAAATCCTCGTCAAATACTTCACTGGCTGAATTTGATCCATATTTGATGGTTAAGTCATTGCGTACGTCTCCAGCTCGCATTTGAATCTTGATTCCTGGAGCAATTGCCTGGGCAGCTGAAACGTCCGTATATCCATTAGTTGCCAGGTATTGAGATCGATGCGTCGAGTCTGCGTAGGAGATTTGGCCTTGAGCATTTTCATAGATATAACCAAGCCCGGACGTAGCCAGTGATGCCACCAAAGAATAAACGTCGGTCACTGATGCTGACCTGGCAGCTAGATCGTAATTGCCTGGTGTATCGATTTCGCCTAAACCTACATTTTGGGCATTTGCCCAGGTTTCCGTGGCTGGCTGATAATTGCCCCAGGTAAGAGCTGCCGGCACTTCTCCCCAATTGTTGAGCAATAGATCAGAGAGCACTACGTCAATTTGAGTGCCGTCAAAAGCTCGATTTATGGCTGACGAATAAAGAGCCTTTTGTAGCCTGGATAATGCTCCAACGGCCACGATGGTGATTGATTGAGTAATGCCCACGCTTCCGGCATTAACCACTTCGATTGATAAATCAACCACTGATCCACCAAATATCGGCACGAATGTATTTGTCGAATCTTTCAGCGAAATTCCTACGGAGTCATTAATATTAATGTCCACCTGGGATTGCGTGACATTGTAAAGAGTCAAACTGCAATAGCTTGCTTGAGCTTGTTCATAGATGTTGGTACGGCCACTTTGGATTGATAGATTTGCCAATACGAATTCGGTGTAATGCGTCCCATCGATGGTGACTTGCCATACCGGGTTAAATACTGTCATTTTTCAATCCTGAACGCAGTTGCGCCACCAGTGCCGCGATAAAATGCGTCATTGACTGTGTTCACGATAGTTCGAGCCGCCGCTTCAGGATCGCCGACGACTCCCATATTTACAGTCACCTGGGGAGCCGCATTGCTGACATATCCTGCCGGTGCTCCACCGATGGTCACTGTAGGTTTGAATATTTCCTGGGTGTATCCGGCAGGTGCGCCGCCGATTGTCACTGTCGGAACCAGGTTGGCCAATGGTGACGCTACAGCTGCAATTTGAGCACCTTGCGACGCAGCTGATTGAGTCGCCGCAGCTGATCCTGAAACTGCCGGCGGTGTAATTGTTGGAACGGCTGGAATGTTGGCCGATGGCGTTGACGTTGTCGTCGATGGCATAGAAATCTTTGGAGCTGACGAGACTGGGATTGTTGGGATATTTGGCAGAAATGGAATTGAGTTATATTTGTCAATCAGCCAATTGATTGCGGAGATTGCTCCGGTCACAAGCTTTGTCATAGCTCCTAGCACGTCACCAATAATGTTGATCACAACGCTGGCAATTTTTCCAACGTTCTCGAAAGCTTGTCCCAATACTTTGCCGAGTACCGGAGCCACATAATCCACGATCAATTGACCAAATGCACGGAATGAATCCATATTGTCGCCAATAGCATCTTTGATATATCCAAAAGCTTTGACCAAGCCATTCCAAATTGGCGTGAATACATTGGTGATTACGCCACCCAAATATTCAATGTATGACGCCAAGCCGCCTGATTTGTTTGAAAATGCGTTTGACAATTTTTCAATGATTGGTGTGACGTTGGTAGTAATAAACGTCATGAGTTTTTCCAGAATCGGCAAGAGAGCAAATCCGATGGTTTCTTTGGCTTCATCGAATGTGACTTTGAGACGTTCCATGCGTCCGGCAAATGTGTTGGCGTTTGCTTGAGCTGCGCCGCCAAATAGCTCATTCAGACGGCCTTGAACTTGCTCGAATGACATTGCTTTTAATTCAGCTGACGATAGGCCGACCCCCAATTTGCCGAGAGCTGTTGTCTGCCCGTCGTATGCCTTTCCAAGGGCATTTGCAACCCCTTCCAGCGGCTTTCCGGTCTGTGCCGATATATCAAGAGCTAGTGATAGCAATTCCTGGGCTTTGCTGGCATCCTGCGTGGAAAGTGATAGTCGAGCCATGGCTGGACGCAGCTTGTCGTCGCTGACGCCTGTAGCCAGGCTCATTTTCAAAATTTGTTTTTCAACCGATGCGATTTGATCATCCGTGGCACCAGTAGCATTTTTCAAAGCTTGTGCCAGCTTGACCTGGGCAGCTTCATCCTCGATGGCAGCTTTAACGCCGTCAATTCCAATTTTGACCGCATAAGCCGCGGCCGCAGCTGCGGCAGCTGCAAAAGCTAATCCCGCCTTTTTACCAAAATCACTGATTTTGCTACTGGAATCCTCGACGTCATTATTTGCCGCCTTTAAGGATTTATTGAGCTGATCTACATCTGCAAGGATTGCCAGTTTAAGCGTACGTGATCCGGTAGCCATCAGCTCCACTCCTTCAATATTTTATCAAATGAATGTTCCCACTCATTGATGATGTACGGCTGTTCGGCACGCAGCGTTGGATAAATAAACCATCCACGCGATCCACGGCCTTCACGACCTGACCAGACTGGAAATTGCTTGAATCTATTTGATCCGAATTCTGATCCACCCCAAAGCTGTTGAGTCGTGCCGCCACCTGAAAATTTCTGACTCACGAAACCAAATGAAATTTCACCAATCTTGCTGGATTTGCTGACACGCGATCCATCGGCAATTCGGCCGGCAACGTTGCGAGATTGCAACGTGCCAGCCTTTGCTTGAATCTTGCCCTGTAAATACGTGGCCAAAGCATTTGATGTGACCCGTGCTTCCTGGATAGCTTGTTCATCCATCGCTTTGAAAGCACGAAGCACGCCGCGGAGATCGCTTTTATCGTATGCGATGACCTCACTTTGCATTTCTCTGCTCCAGTATCTCGATGGCCGTCAAAATGTCCTCGGCTGATTCCCAATATTGCATTGGGATTCCGGTTGCCAAGGCTAGATCAACGAGTATCCGGCCTAGGCTTCCGGGTCTGTGGCTTTTGGGTCTGACTGGCTGACTGAAACTTCGACGACTGTATCGCACCAAATTTCATAAGGTTTCACGGGCTGTTTCCCAGCGTTCTCACGTTTCATTGCGTGATAGGCCAGGAATAAGAGATCAGCAATTCCGATTTTCTCTTGTGCCTGTGAAATGATGTTGCCAGTCATTTTTTCCCACTTAGCCCACTCTGGTGGTTGAGCTGTGTAGGTTTCCTGGTTGCCACCCGTGTATTCAATTGTGATTGGTAGTTTCATTTTTCTCCCGATTCTTTGTAATTAATCCAGCACTGGCGTGGTTACGCAAGTGAATGAAAGTGATGCAGTAAGTGCATCCGGTGCAGTACCCCCAAGAGCTGGGAAAATTGGCTGAACGCTGAACGCATAAGCCACTCCACCAACTGTGAAAAGTACCGGCAAAGCTGTATTTGGCGCAGATGCAGCTGCGTTCCAAAGTGCTTCGCAAAGTGACGTCGCTGCGCCAAAATCCTGGAGCATTTCGACTGCGAAAGTGCCCTGCGAATCTGTTGTGTAGTAAGCCTTGCCATCGAGTGTTTGATAAGTGTTGATTGTTGAGTCGATAGTAAGGGTTGCGGATGTAGCTTGAGCATCGTACGTATCACCATCGATGGTGAATGTGATGTCTCTACCGGTGATGATAGTTGTCATTTTTGCTCCTAGTTATTTTCTTGAGTGAAATAAGTTGAGACGTTCAAATCTGCGACGAGCAAATTTGATGCCCCAACCGAAACGATTGACGGACGTTGGACGTCTCCGACGACGTATCCTGCGGGCATTGCCCCCAAAATGCTGATGATCAGTGCTTCGAGTTGATCCAAAGCTCCTGAATTGGCGTTATTTGCAACAGCTGCCGTGACGATAAAATTTACTTTAACTTTTGTCACTGTCCCATTGATCAATAAATTTTCAAGCCAGGGTGAATCGGGAATGATCACACAGGCCGGTGGAATGACGGCCTCAGGTGCTACCGGATAAACCGATGCAGCTACTCCGGATAAAGCATCCGCTAATTCAGTTCGGACATCGAGCAAAGTTGTCATTGGCATATAGATTCCACATCGTAATAAGCCGAAATCAATCCAATAACTCGATTTTGTAAGCTGCGACCCATGCGATATGGCGTTGGAGCAAAGTCCACGCCTTCAATTTGGCCGCCTGGTGCAGTTACGCTTTGAAAAATTTCCGTGGAGACGATCAAAATGGCAGTCTTAACTGGAGCCACATTTGCATAAAGCTCGGCAGCTGATCCGCCGTCAAGTGTAATCGTTCCAGCCGGGATCACTGGTGTGGTGATCCGATCAGCTTCATTCACATCGCAAGTGACCTGAAATGGCTTGACGGAATGATCACTGACTGTGTATGCGCCATCGAGTCCGTTACCGACTCCGGCCAGGACGACTCCTTGCCCCTGGACGAAAAAATTTGGACGCAGTGTGTCGATGTAAAGCACATCGCTTTTGATTGTGGTAGCAACTACTGCGCTTTGGTATTGCGTAAGCATTGGCAAAATTGTTGCCTCTGCGCTATCAATTATTTGATCCAAATATGCGTCGTCAAATAAGGAATCGGAAACGCCAAGTACAGCACGTAGTTCATCAGCCGTGATGATATTTGGCATTTCCGATCCTCTCTGCGACTCGGCCGGTTCGGGAGATGAGCCGGCCGATGATTAATGTGGAATTAGTCTGCGAAAGCGTATGCACCAGCTGCAATTTTTGTTGCAGTTGCACCATAGCCGTACATAAGAATTCCGATTGAGCCGTCTGAAATGACGTTTGTACGAAGCTCCAAGCGTGGAGATTCATACCAGGTATATGCATCGCGATTGATCACGTACATTGAGTTATCAGCTGTTCCACTGAGAGCTGTATCGACCCATAGATCGATGCCGTTCACTGATCCGCGAAGGCTGCGTGGCTGTGCATTTCCAGCTGCGTTCATTGGGTTTAATGCATTGTAAATCGGACGTCCGGCGTCATTGAATGACATAATGCGTCCCCACATTGCTGGGCTGACGACGATTGCATCGGCAAATTTCATGGTGTTTGAATAAACGCTAACTGCGCCATTTGAAATCCATGTGAGCAATTCGGCAGCTGTGATGTCTGAACCATAACCGGTTGCAGTCTTTGTTGCACCAGCGATGATCTGTGCTGAATTGTATTCATTTGTTGCACGTGCATATTGTGCAGAAAGATTTGAAACCAATTCAGAGTAGAAAAGTGGGTCTGACCGGTCTGCAAGTTCCACTGACATGACCTGGCTACCCTTGAATGACTTCACATCCACGTTGATGAACTCTGATTCCATGACTGTTGGTGTTACTGGATCGAGTTCATCGATTTGATCTACAGATGGAAGCACTGTGATCTTTGGAATCTGGAATGTAAGGCCAGCTGTAGGCAGGGTTCCATTTGAAATGGAATCGATTGAAGCACGCACATTGTCTGCAAGGCCATTGACGACTTCGCGGAGCTGACGTGTTGGGATCAATCCTGGGTTATCGGTGGATGCTGTAGCTGCGGCAATAAACGCACGAGATTCCTCATTGCCGCGTACAGCTGCGACTTTGTGCATTAAGTATGTTTCAGGTGAAACAATTGGATTGCGTGTTGCGATGAAATTGACCGGCTTTGCTACTGATGCAGCTTGAACCGGTGCTGAAGCTTCTACCGCCGTCTCTACGGCAGCTGGCTCTGTGACGGGGGTATTTTCCACGACGTCTCCTTCTGTTGATTGTTGTGGTTGGGCTTCTGCTTCATCGGTTGATGATTCAGAATTTTCGGGTGCTGTAGTTGCGGCGACATTTGATACACGTGCAGAATCAAATGCCGGATTGTGGGTCAATGCGACGCCAACAAGATCAGCTGAATTGACGATCATTGTTCCATCCTTTGCGTGAGTGAAATCGTTTGCATTGGCTTCAACGCTAAAGCCGTCACGTAGGCCATCCATTGCTTCCTGGATTGCGTCTGTGCCAGCTGTAGTTTTTGAGATTTTGAAAGTGGCTTCAATGGAATTTCCGTCCGGTGATAGTTCCATCGATAGCGTTTTGCCAATAGGACGAGCTGCATCGTGCTCTAAATTGAGCTTTACATTTGCAGGATTAAGCGATCCACGTTTGAAAAGGACTTTGCCGGTTGATGCCGTTGCAGGTGTATCAAATTCAACGATCTTGCCGGTGATTGTACGAGCTTCCGAATCGGCAGCTGTAATTGTGAATGGTGTAGTGACTTTCATTTGATCATTTCCTCTGCTTGTCGGATTTCCTCGACTGTAATAGCTGGATTGCCATTTGCATCGACAATTGAATTCAAAGTCTTGTAAATATTGGCACGTTCTAAATCTGAGCCGCGTAGATAATCGCTGAGATCGTATTTGACTTCTTGTGACTGTGGCACGAAATCAGGCATCGATAATCTTTCGGAAATCGATGTCATAAGTGGAATCAATGAGAAATCAAGCAAAGTCTGACGTTGATTTGTTGCATTGCTATACGTCATTGATGATCCAGTTTCCGCGTCCACGTAATATGCAGGAATTCCCAAAGCTCTGGCCAATTCTGTTGAAACGTATGATCTGGCTTGATTGAGCTGCAATTTTTCAGGATCAAAGCCGACTGATTCCATCGTCACATCGGCATTGAGAAATGCAGTGCTGCGATTGCGACGTGCGACTCCCCAGGAATCCAAAAGCTTGGCAATTCTGTCAGCTGGTAAGGCCGTGCCGTTGCTTTTGAGCACCATCGATGGAATTGGTTCGCGTGCATACATCGCCGCGGCACGTTCTAGTTCTGCTCCGGTACGAATCGTTTTCCCGGCTCGATTTAATAAACCTTCATCATTGCCGTTGAATACGACAAGCGATCCAATTCCTGAATTTGGAACCGGTGATCCATCGACCATGTAATATTCAATTTCAGTGGCCAGCGAATTTGTTTGAATTGTTACACGTGCTGGTGAAATGCGTTGAACGCTGCGTACTCGGTACGTGTCGGAGAAAAGCTCAGTAATCTGCCAATATGCGTAACCATAGAAAAGCAAATCCTCGCACGTCCAGACATAAGTAGCTGAACCTGGCACACGTGGATCAGGTGTACGAATTACCCGTGGCGTCGCATCCTCGATTTCCATTCCGGTGCTGCGATCAATGACCTCTAAACCAATCGATGCAATGGATGAGCAAATAATGTTGCGACCGCGTGCAATTGTCGGAACTGACATTGCTTCCTCACGTGTTGCAGTATTAACGCCGCCGAAAAATGGTGTGAGTGAATCAAGCGATGTGACTGGTTGCAGCGCAGCTGCGACGTCGGCAGTTTGTGGCTGCGCCATTGTCTGCACTGATCGCGTTGCAAAAATGTCACGTATTCCCATGTGATAATTTTCGCTGGTTTATAGCATCAACCGACCAATATATCGATTTCCGTCTCTGGGCGTGTCGCAAAGTGTGTCACGAGAGCCGTTGCCACGGCAGCGCAGACTGCGGCTTGACTCGCACGCCGTCCAATGACCCAACTTGAATCGCCTCGACGCAGTTGCACAGCTGAAAGAATCTGCGTGTTCAACTCTGCCTGGTTTCGATGCTTGAGCCGTTGGCTATTGATAGCTCCGAGAAGCTCATCGCAGCTTTGCGGATAGGCCGAGTCCATGTCAAAGATCGGAATTCCAGCCGGTTGCATACGAGCTGCCACGGCTCCCGATGTTTTCCTGGAATACAGCAAATGCTCGATCGGATATTTGCGGCAATAGGCAGCTGCGTCATTCGCGATTGCTTTATCATCGAGTTGACAATCATTTTCCCAGGTGTGCAAGAGCTTGACCACGAAATTTTCATTTCCCAACTTCTGAGCACCAACCAAAGCACAGTGACGTCGATCCGGCGAAATGTCGAGTGCCAGCCACGTCAATTTTTCAGGATCAAGATCAACCGACATATCGACGCAAGCTTCCCATGCCTGGGGATTGACAATGCTAGAAATTGTCTGCACCCATCTGCACAGAACTTCCGTCATCACGACTTCATGGGGATCATTGAGAACGCCGCGGATATTGTCTGGATGAATTGTGTGGCCGAGTGCCGGATTGCTTGCGATCCAGTTATTTTCATCGTGAACGTCATCCGTCGGAGCTGACCATTCGGCATAGAAAATATCATCGTCGGCTCCGGCAGCTGCGGCCAAGCCTCGATCGCGTGCCATGTTAAGTACTTTGGAATGTGAGTCTCCAGCATTTGTAAAAGCGTTGATACTCGGATTTTTTGCGGCCATCAACGTGTAGCGCAAGCTTGCGAACGATTCGAGATCGTGCATCTCACGTAGTTCATCCAAATGAACGGACTCGGGTTTGGACATTCCTCTAGCCGCCGAGCCACCTGCCTTGATAACGAAGCGACATCCATCGAGTGTCTCGATTTCCTCAGCTCCGTGCTGCCATCTAATCCGTTTGACTTGCTTTGCTAAATCATCGTTGGCTTCGATCATTGCGACTAGCGATCTAAATTGCTCCAACGATGTTACAAGCCGGTGAGCTGACGCTACTTGCAGCGAATCTTTCCAGTGGAAAAGGTTCATCGCTATCAATGCCAGCATATACGTGGACTTTCCATTTTGCCTGGCTACAGTGCAGACCCGGAAGGGATGGGCATATCTGCCATCGGGTTTCAATTTCAAGCTGTGGATTGCCAGCCATTTTTGCCATGGCATGAACCCGCCTGGAATCACTTCAGCTGCAAAGTCAATCAATTCTTTGCCACGAGTAGGCAATTCATTCAATGGCGTATGGATTCTAGGCCGTGCAGAGCCAAAGAGCTGAGCTGATTCCGGTTCTAAAACCGATTCCAACCGATTTAAGCCGGTTTCAGCTTGATGTCCACTGGTTATGACCTGTTCAGGTTTGATCATGACTTT